AAACTATCAGGTAATGAATTTTCAAATGTTTTTAAATCTACAGTAGCCATTATATTAATTTATTTACTTTGGATTTTGTTTTTTCAAGATTAGCAGATATTTTAGGTAATTCAGATAATACCAAACCGGCGGCTGTTGCTACTTGAGGTATTGGAACTGATTGTAATGCTGTAGTTAATAATGTTAATTGAGTTACTAATGATTGTAATTCTATTATTAATAAATTTCCTTTTAACATTGGTTCAGTTGCATTTTTAGAACCTAATTTTATTGATGGAGCATCTACTACAAAATATGAATTAGTATCAAAATTAAATCCTTTTATAGAATTAAATCCTATTGTTTGTGCTGAGCTTAGTAAAATATGATCATTAGTTGAATTAAATACTAAACGACCTGAATTTAAGATTATTTGTTTACCTGAAAATTCATTAGGTGCTTGTGGTTGAGTATTATAACTATTATATAATATGCTAGATGCTTTTAAAGGAATTTTCTGAGTACTAGTAAAATATAATGAAGAATCATCGTTGTTGATATCTTCTATAGTAGGGGTCCATCCTTCATTAGTTTGTGTTCCTTGTCCATTTCTAATAATCATTATAGGATCACCGTTTGATCCTGTTGTAGACCAATTATTTAAGGTATCTTTTACTGTTGAGCCTATTCTTATACTATTTCCCCATCTTCCTTCAGTAATAATATCTCCTTCAAAAGGTAATAAAGGATGAATATTTGATCGTTCAATAAATGTTTTTCCTAAATATAATGTACGTGATTGATCTGTAGTTTTACTAGTATTCCCTAATTCTGTTTGAACATAATCTTTTTGTTGTGTTGAAGATTGTTCATTTGCATTTGAAGGATAAGCATTGTGATGAGGATGATTCCATAAAGCAACAATACTAATATAATATTGTGTAGGTGATGATGTTATATCACCTATTAAAGTACTTGGAAGAGAAAGTAAATAAACAATTTCATTAATTAAGGGTAATGTTTTACTATTCCCCATTAATGGTTTAGCAGTTCCTCTAATATTAGGATCAGTGACATCTTCGTATATTATAGTACCTAAAGCATCCCACCCACCTAATTCTTCAAATCTTTTATGATTATCATCTAAAATAATATCAATTACTCTTACAGAATTAATTAAATTATTTGGTGATAAAGGTAAACCAGTAGTATAATTATTAACTTGATAAGGTAGAGTAGTTTGATTTACTGCTGGAAGACCGTATGACATTATTTACCTCCTTGAGTTAATTCATTCACAGCAGCAAGTAATTGTTCTTTTTCTTCGTCTGAGATTGTTAGTGAGCCTTCTGCTGTTTGAGTTTGCATAGCACGTTGCGCTAATGCTGCCATCTTAATTAATAAGTCATCATTTTTAACACTTATTTCTAAGTATTCTTTAATCAAAGGAACAATTAATGTTGCATCCCCTATTTCAGAAATAAGGGGTTTTAACTCATTTATAAGAGCTACTAATTGGGTATCTTTTTTCTTTTGATTATTATAAATTTCTTCTAATAAATGAGAAAATTTTTTCTTACCAAAGACAACATTATCGAATTGTGACATAAATATGTGATGTTTTGTTATAAATATCTAGGAACTAAACTTTACATATCCGTGTTCTAAATAAAACGAATACCCAGCTTTAAAAATATCATACAACTTAGTTGTTATTTTTGTAATCTTAGGAGTTTTAGCATCTACTATTTCACGAATATAAATGTAAAGTGCTTTTTTATTAAAGATATCTAAATGTTCTCTTTTACGAAATAATTCTAATACAGCATCTGCTATTTTAGCGTCTTCATCTTTTGGAAATAATCTAAAGATATGTTCAGTACAATGCTTAACATATTCGTCTATATAATAAGATAAACGTTCTATAGGTTGAGAATCTTCAAGTTCATACGAATGAGTTTCATCTTCCTCTAATGCTTCTATATCAATAGTGTCAACTTTTTTCTTATAATTTTTCTGATTATATAATATTAACCAACGTTTAGTAATAGTACCAAAGTAAGAATATGCTTTAGCTCCATTTTCTGGATTGAATCTATGAATTTTAGATAATAAAAATGTTATCACCTCATGTTGTAGATCTTCTATATTTTCTACATCAGTGTGATAAAATTTAAATGTATGGATAATATTTTCTGTTAATTTAAAAAATGCATAGTGAATTTCTTCTCTATAGATATTTGAACGTTCCTCAGAATCTTCAGTATTATTATATCTCACAATAGCGTTCTCAGTATCTTTAGTAAAATATTGAACGCTTTTTTTCTTTTTCTTTACTAGTACTTCTTCCATATTAGATATTTTTTACATTGAATGAATTTAGAATATCTTGTAAAGCTTTAATTTGCTCGAAGAAAAAACCAACTTCATCATCACTTTTAAATGAGCCTTTTTCATCAACTTCCTTCATCTTTTTATCTGAGAAGTCAATTATATCAGACATTTTATTTAAATAGGTCATATAACTAGCTAATATATCTTCTTGAGCTTCATTTTTCTTTAGAAGATTATAAGTAGTAAATCCTAGTACGGCACTAAGCCCTACTAGGAATATAATTAAGATTATCATAAACTATCTAATAAATTTTTTAGACCTTCACTTTTAACAGTACCTAATGCTTTTTGTTTAGTAGCTGTTTTATTTTCTAAAACAAATGCTTTTTTAGGTACTTCTTCGCTTTCACTATTAAATTTAGGGAACCATTCTCTTTCAAATTCAATACGAGCAGCCATTAAATCTGCTTGATGAACAATAAATGGTAATGATGTACGTGGTTTTTGTTCTGGAGTATAAGACATTAAATATTTTTTATTACCCTCATCATATAAACCATCATGAGTCTGAATAGTAATCATTTCATTGAAAGTATATTTAATATCGTGATCTTGTAATAAGAACAATCCTCTATCAGGTACAGACGCAAACGGTAATTTATTATTAAATTTATAATCTTCACCTAATTTTTCACGTCTCCATTTATCGTCTTGTTCAATATAAGATTCATGATCTTCACTACCCATTTTTCCTAAATCATGATTCAGAGCAGAAAATACTAATTCTTCTTTAGTATAAGTATTCAGATCGGCTCCCATTTGACCCCATAATTCATGTAAATGAAGAGCACACGTAATAACACGATTAACGTGATCTACATACCCTCCAGGAAATGCATTGTGATATTCTTTCTTATGTGCTGCAGGCATCATAATAATTCGTTCTTGAAATTTATTATAAAATTCCATTAACTTAGTTTTACGTGGTTCAGAAATGTGGTCTTCAATAAAACCCATCATTCGAACCCAATTTTGTTGGATTTCTTTAGCTTCTAATTGCATAACTATTAATATTGGTTAACTTCCCCAGGTGATAATGGTTCTTGTTGAATAAACGCTTTAGCGTCGTTGATATATTCTTTAGTATCGAATATTACTTCCTCAAATTCTTCTCTACTACCCTGTCTTTTTAGGATAAAATCGAGTTTAGTCATATTTGATTCTATATGTTCTAATCTCCTCATTATTATTTCTCTATTTTTCATAATACATTTTTTAATATGGATAAGAAGATACAAGGAAGATCCTGTAGGACCAAGCTAAAGTTAATTTTTCTTTAAAGCCTCTATAAGTTTGAGGATAAAAGCACATTTTTCATACTCTTCACTGTCCTGGAAGTGTAAAAGAGTTCGGTTTAAGTTTTTAATCAATACCGGGTCTCTGAATTGTAATAATGAAGTTAAGTGTATTGGTATAGTTATATCTAATTTACTAATATGCTCCCAGGCTCTCTCGTAAACAAAATGTTCACCTGCCCTTTCTACATCAGCCATATCTACTTGTGAGCCATCTTCCCTAAATAATGAAATAAATTTTTTACTGAACGTATCATAATTTAACATTATTTTTCTAAACATCCCAACCCAATAATAAGGATGATCTTTGAAATCCACAAGTACTATACTTTCAGGAGCAGGTTTAACTTCTGGCTCAAACATATTGAAAATTTTGTCTATATCCATACTTATAGTGTATATAACGTATTATCTTATAAAAATCGATAATTATATTGATTATATATAAATATATTTTTAAAACACAGGATAATCGGTTCCTAGTACTTTCATACTAGTTTGTAATTGTTTAATACTTTTACCAAATGTTTTTTGAAAGTGAGGTTTATCAGTAAATTTCCAATCACCACCCCATTCCCAACCATATATTTTAAATATTTTAACTACTTCTACCCAATCAAACAAGCCATCACCATCAAAATCAACGTTAGTTTGCCATGAAGCTGTTTCAAACGTACCATCACCATTTTTATCTACTAATAATACTATATCAATAGCTAAACCATAGTTGTGATAGGATTGACCTCCTTTAGCGTTAGTAACTAGTTTACCTGGTTTTGTTCTACCTTGAGCATACAAGTCATTTTGTTCTTTAAAAGTTCTTAAAGTATAAGCAAAACGACAGATTGCTCTACCTTTTAATGCTTCGCATATTTCTTGATATATCTCTTTAGCTTCATTACGAAGTAAAGGATGTAATTGTTCTATTCTATCTAATGTAACACTATCCATTTATTTTTATAATTTTTGTTTTATATATAATATATCCATCAACTTCTATAATAAATATGTATATACCTTGTTTAAATTGATTAGTATCAATTATATGTGAATAATCAGTTGAGTATACGTCTTTAGATATTACTTCACAGCCATTTGAATTAATAATTTTTAAAGTATATTGTTCTAAATCAGGGGTGTTTATTGTTACTTGATTTGTAAATGGATTTGGATATGTTATAATTTGTTTACCTTTTAAATATTTTATAACATTTGTATCTTTTTCTAATGGTATTCTAATAGATAATGAAACTAAAGGTATTAATTCTCTAACAGTTGATAAACCTGAAATTTCAAACGATCCAATGGCACCATGTCTTGATTCATCATTATAAAATATCTTCAATTTATTACCATCTTTAACCATTTGACCCGAAAATGAATTACCTGAAGCCTCTATTGGAGCATCATATGTTCCTGATATTGATGCGGATTGTATACCTGTTTTACCAAAATAAGCTAACATCAATCCATCTTTATGAAATAATTTCCAAACATTTGTTTGACTATTTTTCCAAAATTCACCTAAATAATTCCAAGCATAAAATGAATCTACATTATAACATCTTCCACCTGCATATTCTACAGTATTTCCACAATCAAAAGAATCACTAACAGGCATTGGTCCATTATATGTTCTAGGGGTAGATCTACAAGTCATCCAAGCCCACTCATTATTAACTACCTTTCCTAAGTGATAACCAGTATTAGCCCAATTTGCAGAAAAGAATACTAAATTTGAATTTATTTTTTCACCACAATATCTAATTGGCGCGTTTGCCGTTATTGGAACTAATGAAAAAACACTCTCAGCTCCCCAGGTTGGATTTCCATTTCCATTTAATCCATTAAAAGTTCTTTTAAAGACTGTATCTATTCCTGAAGTTGCTTGAGTATATTCATACCTGAATCTATCTCCGTTTGGAGTTGTAGAATAAATTAACCATCTATTACTTGGTTGAGTAAGTCTAATTCCAGTATATCTAATTCCTGTATCTGTTAATTCAACATATTCAGGAGTTCTACCTCCATCATCGTAAACACCATTAGGATAATAATCTATAATTGCAAATGTTCTATTATTTGACACAAAAATATCTGATAAAACATTTCTTCTATGAATATTAATGTAACCTGTTTTTAAATTACCAATCCAATTCGCTACCAAAGCTCCTGAGTCTGAACCAAATTCAGCAAACCCTGCAAATACTCTTTTTGGATTAATTTGAGATGCTGATGCATTATAATTCATTGGAATATAAGCAAACTTCTCTAAATAATTTCTAGAAGAATTAAAATGTATTTGTCTAAAATTACCAGCATCGCTTACCCAAAATGAACCATCTAAGCAAGGAACTGTAAATCCTTTTCCGTAAATGTCATTATAATCAACAAAATTAAATTTATTATTAGCTGCATAAGGAGAACTTTTATATCCTCCAGCTTGACCATGTGTCCATTGTAGTGTTCCTGATGTATTATATGCTTTAATTTGTTGAGTACTAGCAATTGTAACTAAAATTAAGCCATTATTACAAGAAACATTTAAAGGAGATGTAATTGAAATATTAAATGAATTTGCAGTTAAAGTTCCGTTTGGGTTGATCTTATATCCTCTAACCGAGTTTCCAACAATTCCATAAACCACACTGTCTTTAATACAAATATCACCTAAAGAAAGAGTAATTGTTCTAATTAAGGCTCCTGTAGTTTTGTTAAAACATTTAACTAATCCTTTCTTTCTCTGAGTTAGATATAAATAATTTCCTGTTTTCATTACTGCTAAACCTGTTGGTGTTGCAGTAGTATCTTTAAGAGAAATACCAATTGCCGAATAAGTCGCACATTGAGCATAAGAAGGTTTTAATGTAGTACCTGATGAAAACGAGTAATCCGCGTCATTAGACACTCTAGTTGCATATATAAAACAATCTGCCCAGCTATTTGTATCGGGAGGTGTGGTATTAGTTGAAGGCCAAGCTCTTCCCCAAGCATCAAGTCCTGCCCAATAAACTAATACACTATCAGTTGCATAGAATCTAACTTCAGCATCAGCATCTCCACATTGAGATGGTCTAACAGGAACCATTCTTCTTATATCACTCTTAAGAATTTTAAAAGTTGATGAATTACCCTCTACAAATCCAGTAGAAAAATAAATTGCATTTCCAACTTCTACTCCGTCTGTAGGTGTTCTAAGTGCTCTAATCTTATTAGAACCAACAGAATCTCTAGATGTATTTCCAATATTTACTTTCCACTTAGTTGTTAAATTATTAACTATAACTTTAGGGTAACAAAATCCAGTAACAGTTTGTCCTAGGTCATTTTTTCTATCCCAACTTACTATAAAACTACCAGCAGGTTTCTCAACATTAGACCATAAAGTTCTTACTAATTTTCCATTTTGATAAAAACCAGCAGAAGTTATTGATTTGGTTGATAAATTATAAGTTGTTGTATCGAATTGAGAATATGATGTTAGATAAGTAAGTAAAAACGAAAATAACAATAATATTTTTTTCATAATTGGAGAGTATTTTATGATTCTTGTTCTATATCTTCCTGAACTTCAGGTTCTATTTTTGGTTTTTTAACAAATTTTTCTGCTACGGTTCCTAAACCGTAAGCTATTGTTACATATTCAACAGCCTCTACTGAGACTGTATCATGGTAAATAAACATATAAGTAATTAAAGCTATAAAACCTAAAGCACCTAATACTCTTTTATGTGATACTCCTTCTTTAGCGGAGAACATGTTAACTATAAACTTTTTCATATAAAATCTAAATAATATTTTTTTTCTTCTGTGTTATAACTTCTTGTGTATAATTCTTTTAATCTAACAGGATCAACATCATATAATGATTTTAATACTGAAGGACAAAATACCTGAATATTCTTAATTTTATATTGAGTACAAAGTTCCTTTTCTACTATCTGATCTGTTAAACTAGCATAAGCAGTGATTATATTTTCATATTGTTTAGCAACCTGAGTTATATCAATTTGATCAAATAAATCATAAGATAGATCTATATTTCTAGGTCTAGAAAACACTGTAATACAATGTGTGATTTTAGATTTATATTTTCTTATCATTTCAGTAGTACAAGTATGATGAAGAACTCCACCATCAAAATAAACATCTCCATCAATTTCAACTCCTTCTACAGCGAATGGAATAGATGCTGAAGCAATAACATAATCTAAATATTGTCCATAATCTAAATTTTGGATGTTTATAAGTTCAAATTCACCTGAATTGAAATTGGTTACACCAATAAAAACTTTAGGATATTTTCCATTAAGGTACTTATCAAAGTCTTTTTCAGTAATAAGTTTAGTTAAAGTTTTACGTAAATTATTTTGAGTACCTAATGAAGGTTCACCTATTAATAATCTCCAAATACCTTTTAATGTAATTTTACCTTTTTTATTGATTGGAGAATTATCAAATATGTGTTCTAACGTAATGTTAGTAACTAATTGTTTTAATTCATCCCATTTACCCATAGCAATAGGTAAGGCAAGTAAAGCGCCTGAAGAAACTCCTGAAATAACATCTGGTTTATAACCAAATTCTTTTATAATTCGCTCTGATTTAGCGAATAAACCACCTATTTTAGTGGCACCCCCAGATAAATTATAGATTTTCATAAGTTTGTCCATAATAAATATGGACAAACAAATGAATTATTAGATTAAGATTAATGGCAAAGTGCATCTGCTACATAAGAAGCACACATTGCGTTTGGTTTACATCTTGGAATATAACCCATAGATTCAACATAACCTAAAGCAGCTCTTAATAGTTGATTAGATTTGTATTTAGGATCTGGATTTAAGTCCAAGTCAATAGATACTGGTTTTTGAATACCATTAGCTTTTAACATTTCGGCTAGTTCAATAGATTGTTCTACTTCTCTCCATAGCCTGGTGAATCTATCGTTTATACGTGGAATAGATTCTACAGTATATAGAACGTGACCACCACGTCCTCTGTTATATAATACAATTACAGTCGCGTAAGTTGTAAATCTTTTCGTGTTTTGTGAGTCACACCCAATATATAAACTAGTTTCTGGATTTTCTAGAATATAATTCTTGATATAAGAGATTAGATCAATTGGTTTCCTGTCTGTTAGACTTTTAAATGTTAGGTTCATGACTTTGTTGTTTTTATTGTTTATTGTTACATATTGGAGGTTAGTATAGGAATCGAACCTATATAAAGGCTTTTGCAGAGCCCCACCTTACCAGTCGGACAACTAACCATATTTGAGCTCATAAGAGGATTCGAACCTCTATCGTCTGATTCGTAGTCAAATGTACTATCCATTATACTATACGAGCATTTTTGTAGTCCTATTAGGAATCGAACCTAAATCTAAGCATTAGAAGTGCCCCGTACTATCCGTTGTACTATAGAACCATATAAGCGGAAGATATAGGACTCGAACCTATACACCGAATTAACGGTGAGCTGGTTAGCAACCAGTTGCAGTGCCAATTATGCTTAATCTTCCAAGGGGCCCGATATCCGCGTTTTCATCTCACTCGGGCCACGATGAGCTTCCGACGGTTTGGGTGTATAATGAGATTCGAACTCACACCCCCTGCCGCCACAAGACAGTGCTCTACCATTAAGCTATACACACAGTATTCTCTAAAGGATTCGAACCTCTATTCTGGGCTTCAAAGGCCCTTGTCCTGCCATTAGACGAAGAGAATATATAAATGCGGAAGGTAGAGGTGTCGATCCCCCATGGTTTCCCATGCATGTCCGCTTTCAAGGCGGAGTGACAGGCCGCTGTCGTACCTTCCGTTATTTTGTAGCTACACCGAGAATCGAACTCGAGATAAAGCCTTATGAGAGCTCTGTGATACCATTTCACCATGTAGCCATGCTCTCCTTTGCCTTTATAAAGGCTGTAGAGGTAGGAGCTACCTTTATCTACATTCTGAGCGAGTAACAGGAATCGAACCTGCATCTCCAGCTTGGAAGGCTAGAGTATTAACCGTTATACGATACTCGCATTTTGAGCAGGAGAGCAGAATCGAACTGCCGTCCTCGGCTTGGCAAGCCGATGTAATAGCCACTATACGACTCCTGCATTTGCGGTCCATACGGGAGTTGAACCCGCTCCACCACGATTGACAGTCGGGTATCTTAACCGTTTGACCTATGGACCGTTATTTTTGCGGGGCAGACAGGACTCGAACCTGTATCTCGTGTTCTTCAGACACGCGCGAACTGACCATCTGCGCTACTACCCCAAATCTAATTCTATGAAATCACTCTATAGTTCTATGAATTAGTAACAGTCTCACTCGTACACCCTAATGGATTCGAACCATTGACCTTGGCCTTGTAAAGACCCTGCTCTGAACCAACTGAGCTAAGGATGCATATTGTTGTACTCTGAACGGGACTTGAACCCATAACCTTGACCTTATAAGAGTCCTGCGCTAACCAATTGCGCCATCAGAGCATATTGTGGACCACGTGGGAATCGAACCCAACCATTTTCCGTGCAAAGGAAACGACCTGCCTTCGGTATCGCGCCCATTTAAATAACATAGGAGGTGTACTATCCATTATACTACCGAGCGCGCGATGCGCTCAGGTGAGATTCGAACTCACATTTCCTCCTCTCGTCTACATAGCAGGATTCGAACCTGCGTGTGTCGTTATGACTCCTGCTCCCAAAGCAGGCGGGATCGACCTGGCTACCCTATATGTAGATATTTTTTGTGTTGATAGAAAGACTCGAACTTTCAATCTCCTCCGTATCAGAGAGGTGCATTAACCAATTTTGCTATATCAACATTTTATGAGCCGCCTGTCAGATTCGAACTGACGTGTCTTATTCAGATCCTGATTACAAGTCAGGTGCTATCGACCACTAAGCGAAGACGGCTTATTTTTGTTTTGCAGGCCTACAAGGATTCGAACCCTGATCGAAGGTTTTGGAGACCTCTATTCTACCATTGAACTATAGACCTATTTTTGTGCCCCCGAAGAGAATCGAACTCTTATTTACACGAGTTAAAAGCTCGTTGCTATGACCAATATACGCGTACGAAGGCATTTCGTTTTGTGCCGCCACTAGGACTCGAACCTAGGAACCCGAAGGAGGTGATTTACAGTCACCCGCAATTGCCACTATGCGATGACGGCGTTTAAAATTGGCGAGTCGGAGTCTCTCCGAGTCTGGAAGGCACCTCAGTTGCGTATCTGATGTCAGCTGCCAATTTTATTTGCTGGGATGGAGAATTACGATATCTCGGCCTGACGCTTAACAGGCGCCTGCTCTGCCTCTGAGCTACATCCCAATTTTTATTTTGTACTAGGTACGAGATTCGAACTCGTGACTGCGAGATGAAAGCCCGCTGTTTTAACCAATTGAACTAACCTAGCATTGATCTAATCTAATATGTCAAAGAGCGCAAAAAAAAACCTCGAATTTTTATGTTCGAGGTTAATTTTTATAGTTTTAGTTTTATTTAATCTATAAATATCTGTCGAACATTGTCCATCTTATCTGTATCCGCAATATTACGTTCCCACACAAACGACGGCTGCATTGTTATCCCCTTGCCACTAAAGCACGGATAATTATTTGCGGTATGTCTATTGAATGTTGTCATGTTCTTGTGATACATATATGGTTTTTCTTTTCTATTTAATTTTTTTAATCTTTTCTTTTTTTCTATGTCGTTAATGTACGAATGAATTTTTAAATCTCCAAATTTACTTTAACTTTTTTTGTACCTTCTGAGAGACTCGAACTCTCACGCTTTTGGGCACCGGCTTCTAAGACCGGGGTGTCTACCAATTCCACCAAAAAGGCATATAATTTTTGTTGCGATCGCCGGATTCGAACCGGAACGCGGGCTTATGAGACCTACATGTTACCATTACACTACCTCGCAATATATTTGTTTTTTAAAACGCTGAGATTATACGTTTAGACGTTGATGCTTTTGTTAGGATTATTTTTATTCCCTGCTTATCCACTTTCTTTTGGAAAGTACACCAACAATACCGGTTATTTAAGTGAACCACTCTTTAAGCTACTTGGTTGGACTACTCTCTCTTTAATCAATCTGTTCAAATCTGCCGACCTAATTCATCCTTGCGGGATTACAAATCTTTGGAGAAAATCGTTATTGGCTTGCGACCTCTAACGGCAATGAACGGCTCATTACTATGTAGGTATTTTTCGTCCGTAGCTGACAAGCACTTTTGCTTAATTATTTTAAAATGATTTTCGTCAAAATGAAAAGTTTTAAGTTTGTGACTGTGGAATGTGAAAGTAGTGGCCTGCCGACTTAGCTTCCCTGTCTTTTGAACCGGAAAATACTAAACTACTCTCTGAAGTATCCCTACCTCCATATTTTAAGACAACTTCAAAATTCTCATCTTGGTAGATGAGAGCTAGGGTAAGTAACAGCACCACCTGTACACGAACATACCTTTCGGTTTTAAGACATCTCTTATATTGAAACACACAATGATACAACTGGATAGAAGCACTTCTTGTATAATTTCTATGAGTTATTCTTATTGCTCTTCCGAGCTCAACCTGACGACCACATCGCCAAGTTACCAATCCATTTCCTCTACAGTGTCACCCTCGAATACACAGGACCGATAATATCTCACTTGCTTACTTAAGCTCATAAGATCCGAAGACCCTACGAACCGCAAACCATTTAGTCAAATGATTCACTTTATCCCACTTTCGTGGTTTATTTAACGACCATAAGCGGCCGATTTATCATTTATCAAACTATCATCGTTCCGAAGAACTACTTTCGTTTGAATGGATAAATAAATATTTTCAAAGAACTATTGTTTTTAAATCTTATGTCGTTAATGTACGACCAAAATTTCATATCTCCAAGTTAAAATGAAAAAGCTTTTAATTTCTTTTTCTTTTGTGCACCTGGCCGGGATCGAACCAGCACGCCTGTTTAGGGCACAGGATTTTAAGTCCTGCGTGTCTACCAATTCCACCACAGATGCATATACTTATATAACTTTAAGAACGTTTTGCGTATGATAAATATACGACCTTTTTTTCTCTTCGCCAAATTAAAATGAAAGAAAAGCTTCTCTTTTTTGAGAAGCTGATCTAACATTAGTTTTTGGTTTAATTACCAAACGAAGATGATTTCTCTTTTGTCCAATTCACTGTTTTTCAGTCTACGTCTTGAGATGTTGTACATCTCATTAGCAAGAATTTGGGGAACATTTCTTCTACCTGCGATCACATTGTTTACATGAGATACAGAATAACCAGTAGCTTCAGCTAATCTAGCAGCATCACCTTGACGTTGACGTGCTGAGAAAAAGGCCTGCTTGGCTGTGCGATTTAATTTTCTTTTATTCATAACTTTTTATCTTACATTAATATACTATCTTATTTTTTAATCTCCAAATTTAAATGAAGAAATCTTTACAAACAGCAGTTGACCCTACTCCATCCATCAATCCATATATACATCTTTATGTGTATATAAGTGTATAGTATGTTAGGCGATACCTTCTGCGATTTTGGGTTGATCCTGCTTTATAGACCGTATAACGCGGTAATATAACACTTTTTCCCACCCCTCGTTACCCGAAGATACACGAGTATAATGAGTTATTTTATTCATATTACTCAATCCATAAACATACGGATTCGGTACTACTGGGGCAAAGTTTGGATTATTTAGAATCTCCTCCGGTTTTAGATATTTCATAAGCTTTTATTTCGGTAAATGATTCTTTCAATATAGTTAATACCATATCTAATGATGGGTTAGTCCACGGGGTTGTAATCTCGTAGGAAGTGTCTTTAGTTTTTATTTTTATGTTCATATCTTATATAATTCCAGCACAGCATAAATGATTTGTAGGCTTCTTGTTTTGAGTCACCATAGCCTACCATTCCTAATTTTTGATTATAACAAAACCATAATCCTTCGTCTTTGAAGTATTTTATTAATTTTTTATTCATTCTGGTAGTCAGGACAGGGTTCGAACCTGCACGAGAGTGGTAACTTCATATACTAGTCGTTAGATTACTAGTCCCACTGTTTTCTCCGATTGCACTTATTGCGTCTACCAATGTTATTTTCGCTCACCACTACTCATAACGTTCCGCCACCTGACTATTAAAAACTAATGGTGTGTTTTTACACCAAGATACGAGGTTCGTTACTACCCACGTGCGACACCCAATAACGACTTCCCTGGATGTTGACTTTTGTCTTACGCTCCCTGTATTTATCCAAACCCGGGCGGTTCACATTCTATTACCGAATGCTATTATACCGGTTTTTGGTATGGGACAACTCTTTAAAAGATGGCTACCTCCAAGCCCACTTTCCATTTGTTTTTGTAGTCAGGACAGGAATCGAACCTGTATGGTGCCTTTTATTCACCTGATTAATTGTGTCGAAACAATACTCCCCATTGTGTGAGGTGCGTTAACCAATTCCGCCACCTGACTATATATTATGTTATTCTTAAATCCGTATTTTTAGCTAATTTGTAAAATAATTCCTCAAATAATTCGGAATTCCAATCCTTTAAAATACAATCATCCATTTTTGCAACCTCTTGGTTAATAGGTTCTCCCGAAACGTAATCATATAAATTTTCCAAATACGCTTGTAAATCACAATAATCACCTGTTTTGTCTTTATGTGTTAAAACATAAGTTTTACCACCATAAACATTTCTTACACAAATTGTTTCCATTACTTTGTTTTTATAATTGGTATACCTTGTGAAGTATATGTTACTTCAAAAAATTCCCATCCATTTATTGTTCTAATCCACATTTTCTATATGGTTGTAAATTAATTTCATTACCCAAGCGTTTTCAAACTCATACATACCACAGACTGTACATGCTTCATCCTCTGAATTATAGTAATTAATATTACCATTTTCATCTTTCATGAAGTCCATGTTTCTTAAATCTATTATTACGTATTGATCTTTCATTATTTTTTAATTTGAAAAAACTTAGTTAGGAACTGAGATTTCTTAGGTTGTTCTCCTTTCATTGGTGCATCTCCCCACATAGCTAATGCATAGAATATATTCATTATTGGTATAACTGTCCACCAAAAATCTCCATCATCTGGAAGTGTGTTTTCGTAAATTCCACCTTGTGAGTGTGCTTTGCGAATCCAAGTGTGACAACTCAATAAAGGTAGTACGTATAAAATTGTTATTGATATTATTGCTGTAATCATATTTTGTGATATTTAGGGTAATTGTTTTTGATAATCAAATGTTGTTTGTGATCTTCAATAATTTCTTTTGCTCGTTCTAATGTTGGAACAATGCAATAGGACCATTGAAAGGATTCTGTGTACCAAGTTTGTGTTTCTCCTTCTTTTAAATATTCAATACCATTCCAATCATTAGAAAACATATCCCATATACTTTCTTGGACTTGTGGAATGAATTGGTTTACACTTATCTGTTTTATCCTATATCTTTTCATATTGCAAATATACGTATATCCCTTCATATAGCCAAATTTTTGTTAAGAAAAAAGAAATTCATTTTTGCGATTTTTTAGAAATTTTTGGTATATGGACTTTGGGATTTAATTGTGGGTGTGTGGCGGGTATATTTGTATATATTTGTCGGCGGTTTATACCTATATTCGATTTATAAATCCATCACACTTTTTTTGACATATGCGCGCACGTCGCATGGACAACGGCGCGCGTGGGTATTTACGCTATTAGTATACCATACGGCATACGGCCGTACGCATACAGGAGGGAGGAATTTCTCCCTCCCTCTCCTCCAGCCCGATTTAATTTAAGCCCCGAACGTTGTGCTGTGCAAACGGTTACTATCTTTTATTCTCCATCATGCTTGATAGCCATTAGGCAACAAATAAATGCTCCACCCATACACACTAAACCAACCCATGATTGGTAATAAGCCATTGCGATGAATAGTAAACCGGTTACGACTGTTAATATTATTAATTTATCTTTCATGATGTGAATGTACGTTAGTTATTTATGGTCTCCAACTGAATTGTTTATAGTCTATGTAACTCATGTCTCTCCACTCTCCAGATATCGCCATTACCCACTTGAACATCTATAGTTACTTTGTTTACTTTAACTATTGTTCCACTATATTCATCAAACCCAGATATTCTTCCATCGTTCCAATATGATTGAAAATATACTCTGTCTCCAACTGTGTAATGTACTGTTTTGGTTTCTGCTTGTTTAATTAATTTAGCCATGTTGTTATTATTTATTATGATGTGAATGTACGTTAGTTATTTAATGTAGCCAAATGAGTTGTTTAATCCTCATCATAATTAAAACTCAATAGGTAATCACGTAAACTAATAGTTGGATTGTTTTCAACAAGATTAATCATTTCACTAACTAACCATTCTTGATCCATGTTAACTAATCTTTCATAAATTACATCGTCGTTTTCTAGTGGTGTTATGTTATTATTATTCATAGTGTGAATGTACGATTTTTATTTAATACAGCCAAATTTACAATTTAAATGTTGTTGTTACACCTGATTTAGATTTCACTGTCATCATGTGAAGCCCAATTGCATCCATTACGTTCTCAATTTCTCTCCATAACGGTGATAAACATATTGGTTCTGCTTTTGTGGCTGCATTTCTTAATTCAACCACCCATTTTGATTCTTTTGGTGTACGACCACTATAATCCATTCTTGGTAGTATATGAGCCATTTGATCAATCATGGTGTTTAATTCATCCAATCGAACTCGTCTCAATATGTCTCTTCGTGCATCCATAGTGTGGTACATGTTGGTAAAATAGTTAAACGCCGCCTCCCATTGTTTTAATGTTAACGTGTTACTAGACGGTATTTCTATACTCCAGCCCACTTCTAGATTCAACATGTTTTCACATATGTGTATGAATTCTAGGTATGTTGCTTGCATGTGTAAATCGTATTCTGCTTTGCTGTTTATATAACTCATGTGCTTTATTATTATGATGTGAATGTACGAACCTGTCTTGTGATAGCCACAGAAAGGGCGTTTATTTCTAAACGCCCCTCTGATTTTAATAATAATAAAACGGCACTAAATATTGTGTGTGGTTAATAATGTGATTAGTAATATTAATCCAAGTGTAAATGAGGTAATGATCATTAATTTGATTTTGTCTTTTTGTGTAATTGTTGTTTGGCTGTTCATGTTATTATTATTTATTATGATGTGAATGTACGAAGGGTTTTTAAACCCTCCTAATTTATTCTTCTAATTCTTTATCTTTAATAAATTCATCTACTTTAAATTCAATTTCATTATACATTTTTCTAAAAATCCATTCTCTTCTATTAAAATCATCCATCCCCTCTAACTCAAAAATCTCATTTAAAAATTTATTTACTTTTTCTTCAATTATTTCTTTCATTTTTATTATTATTATTTAAATATACTAAACTTTTTTTATATAAACAAATTTATTTTTAAACAAAAAAAATATTATACTTATAAAAATTTCTTTCTACAAATATAATATTTCTTTATTTATTTTAATTAATTACTAACTATTAACTAATTCATTTACATAACTATTAATTAATTCTTCAATATTAATATCACTATTAATACCCATTAATACTAATTTATTATAAATTTCACTTCTTTCTTTACTATTATAATTTTCTTTTAAATAATAACTATCTTTTTTATTATTATAACCTTCTTTTTCTTTATAATTTAATAAATCATCTAATCTATAAATACTTAATCTAATATCTTTACCTTCACACAATTTATCTAATTCTTCTTTTTTACTTAAAAATTCTTCATTTAATAAATCAAATTTACTTTTAAATAAACCTATTTCTCTATCTAAAATTTCAATTTCATTACTATACTTTTCTTTTAATTTAACTAATCTTAAATCTCTACTTTTACTTACAACTTCATTAACAACTACATCTAATTCAATTCTACTTAATTTTTTACTTTTACTCATATTATTATTATTTATTTATTTTTTTTTATTTATTATTAACTTTTATCTTTTTATTTTTTATTATATTTAAATATAACATTTTTCTTTTATATAACCTAATTTATTTTTAAATATCTTTAAATTTAATACTTAAAATTAATTCTCCATTTCTTTCATTTACTATTTCTTTATATTCTTTCATATTTAAAATAATATTATAATACTTTTCAAAACCTTCTCTATCTCTATTACTTATTTCTAATCTTTTCTTTTTTAATCTTATTTCAAAACCTTCATAATTTAATTCTTTTACAAAATTATCTACTTTTAAAACAAAATTATTATATTCATCTCTTAATTCTTTACTATTATTTAAATTATTCCAACCAAATTTATTACTATCAAATACATTATATAAACCACCTTTTAATCTTCTAACTAAACCATTATCTTTAACTTTATATAAATCATCATAACTATAACTAAATTTCATTTCAAATTTATCTTTAATTAAATTAATTACTTCATCTCTAATTTCTCTACTTTTTACTCTATTATTCATTTTATTATTATTTATTTACTTTTTTATTATTATATATTATTTTTTAAAATATATTATTTATTAATTAATTTTAATATTAATTATATTTTTATTTTTTATTTATTTAAATATAATAAAAATTTTTAATATAAACAAATTTATTTTTATTTATTTTTATTTATTTTTTAATTAATTATTTTATTATTATTTATTTTATATTTAAATATAATAAAATTTTTTAATATAAACAAATAGGTTTTTAATTATTTTTAATTTATATTTATTAAAATGTCTTTAAATAAAAGTTATAATAAAAGTGAAACAAAAAAAGGGAACCAATTGCTTGGTTCCCCTTCTTCACATTTAATAATAATAACCCCTCTAAATATAATATCTGAAGACCATTCTCTTATCTATTCCATGTATCTTCATTCTCACTCTCTTTATTTTCTTTGAATATAAGGCTCTCCTTAAAATGTCAGCATACTTTTTATCTGGTAAATAGGCTTTCCACAATTCATTTTGTATTTCTTTCTCTGACTTAAATTTATTTTCTTTTAAATACTCAACTATATCTTGTTGTGAATTTTGTTTTGCTCTAAATCTTTTAAACATTGGCTTTTATTATTATGAGTTAAATGTACGCTTTTTACTTCGCTCCTCAAAATTTATTTTATCAACTTTCCGTATCAGACCCTTATCAGATCCATAACAGAAACCATATCAGATCCTTATCATTCACCATAATAGGTAACCATAATAGGTCCCTATCATTATCCATAATAGGGACCATATCAAATTTCTTAACAATCAATTCTAATAATCACTACATCTTTGTGAGGGTAAATCCATTCACCTGTTTCAGGATCATCTCCTATTTCCTCTCCATCACCACAAAATGCTTCTTCAAAACGAATATTTTCAATAGGAACTACATAACGATAATCTGTTGGATCAATTGATTCGATTACTATTTCTGAATCTGTAGGGAATGTTTTTAATTTTTCTATTAATTCTTTAATTGTCATGTTATTTATTATTATGATGTGAATGTACAAAAAGAGACTTGAATTAACAAGTCTCTCTTTAATTATTTTTATTTTACTTCATTAAACGAATCTTTGAAATTATCGTTAACCCACTTTCCTAAATCTTCAGGTTTAAACTTAGTTGATGCTTCTTTATTAATTACATCATATAAATCAATACCTAATTCCTTGTGAAAATCTTTTAACTTTTGAAAACCCTTATAACCATCAATTTCCATTCCCATATAGGTTACATTTTGATAATCAATATCATCAATATCAAATAATATTTTACCTTCCTCTTTTGACTGATAAATTGATAATTGATAAACATTATCTAATTTAATTTGACCAATCTCTACCGGTACAGCTATCTGTACAAAAATTGTTTTACTTAATACTTTAAAATTTTTCATTATTGTTATTATTTTTTATTATGTTGTGAATGTACGTTTTTTATCTTGCTCCCCAAAATTTATTTTTTATTTAAGAATGAAAATTCTTTCTTATAAAATGTTAATCTAATCCCTGAATGAGAGAACTTCGGTGTTACTTTTATAAACTGATAACCCTTAGTTTCCATTTCACTAACTACAGTATCAATTTGTTTTTGTGTTAAACTAACCATATCTAATTTTACACCTACAGCTGTTTTATGTTTTCTAGGATCTGAATAGTATTTGTAAGGGTTAATTTTAAATTTTGATAATGATTTTTTTAATTCCCCTGTTACTGTTTCTTTTTGCATGTTGTTATTATTTTTTATTATGATGTGAATGTAATGAGGAGCTTTCGCTCCTCAAAATTTATCTTTGTATCTTAAATGAATATTCTTTTTTATAAAAAGTTAATCTTGTTCCTGTCCAATAGTTAAAATAACTATCTTTATAATCGTATTTAGGGGTTACCCTAATAAATTCATATCCTTTCTTCTCCATTTTTCTAATTATAGTTGCAATGGTTTCTGAATCCAAATCCAAACCTATAAATTTCACCCCTACTGCTTGCCTGTTTTTCCTCGTATCAGAGAAACAACCTTTATACTTAATATTTAACTTTCTTAAAGTCTTTTTTAATGATCTTGTAACCGTTTTTCTTTTCATAATGTGAATGTACGTTAGTTATTGTTATCTCCCAAATTTGTCTCTAAGTCATCTAATACTTCTTCTAAAACACTTTCAATTACTTCAATATCAACCTCAATACTATCAACATAAATTTCATTACCTTGTAATTCTAAAGTAACATCACTCTTATCAACAATATTATCCTTAACACATTGTAATCCATGTGCAAAATTGTTTCTTATCTTCTCAAAAAGGTCAGTAATATTATCCATATCAGTACCCGTATCAAGATTATCTAATAAGTTTAATACATCTTGTTTTGTAAAAATAGAACTAATATTAGTATCTACTAATTCTTTTGTCCTGGCTAAATTTAATTTCATTATTGTTATTATTTATTATTATGATGTGAATATACGTTTCCTGTTTCGCTCCTCAAAATCTGATTTTATTAATTAGGAAATTCTTTTCTTATATTTTTCATATACATTCCTATTGTAAGATCCTTAGCTTCTAAATTAGGATTATTCTCTTGAGTTCTAAATATATCTAATTCCTCATCAATTCCTGGGTTAAATATCCCTATAAACTCACCTGCTATTTCCTCAACATCATCATACCCCATTTCATCAACAAGAGCCTCTATAGCTTCCTCATTCCAAATATAAGGTACATCCTCAATTTCATCTGTATCATCATTATCTACAAATAAGATACCATAAGCTTTTTCTGTGTCTTTAAATTTATTCATTATTATTATTTATTATTATGATGTGAATATACGTTTCCTGTTTCGCTCCTCAAAATTTACTCTTGAACATCACACATATCTTGTGATAAAATATAATCACACAAATAATTCATTGCCATAGTCATATTTAATTTAGCTACATAATCTTGAGCTAAAAAAGCCTCAATGGTTTCATCTGAAACATCATTTAAGTTAATGTGTCTGTAATTGATGTGAAAATAATCTCTTACGTTTTCTATTGTTATTATTTCTTTCATGTTGTGAATGTACGTTATTTATTTTTGTTCCTCAAAATTTGTTCTTTTATCTCCAAATGCATTTAAACCTGCATTAAAATTAATAATGTAGTTTATACAACCACGATTTAGCCAAAATTTTATTTGTTCTTTATTCATGATGTGAATATACGTAACTTATTTTAATCCTCAAACCGTTTTCTATCATGTTTTCTATCATAAACCTTTTTACTAGGCTTAGTCTTCGTTATCATAGATCTTCTAATGATCTGTTTCACATGACCTATGCTTAAACCGTTTATTGTTTCTTGTTTCATTATGAGATAAATATACAAAAGGAGATTCAGTTTCCCAAATCTCCCTTTATATAATAATAATAACAAATATCTTATATTCTCTTCCAATTCAGATCTATTCCTGTCTTTATTCTATGACAGTTACAACACCTGATGTCACATTTTCTAATTTCTTCTTTTACGGATTTTATTGAAGCTGTTTTACCACATAAATCCTTTACTCCCTTTCGTTTATTACCTCTAACATGATCAAATTCTAATACCCTAATATCTTTATGACCACAATCTATACACTCACCAAACCTTTGAAGATATCGTTTAACATAAGCAAAATTTCTATCTCTTATTAAGTTATTACTTTTTTGTGTACGTTTTATAATATGTTCTTTATTTTGAATATACTGTACTTTTAATTTTTTACCATGACATTCTTTACATGAATGTTGATAACCGGTTTTATTTGATTTTTGCTTATTAAACTTATCAACACTTAAGTCTTGTTTACAAGTTCCACATGTTTTTATCTCTATCATCTATTATACATATGGTGGAGATGAGAAATTAATCCTCATCTTCACTATTTTCTACCATTGTTCCATAAACAATTTTCTTTGAACCTAAGTCAAAATACAATTTCATATCTACCATACCATTTCTGTTTTTATCAAACCTCATGTAAGTATTACCTTCTTTTTCTCTTCTCATTTCACAAAGAGCATCCATCATGTGTTTTAATTTATTAGACCCTACAAAAACACCTGATTTAGTTACTTGTTGAATCAATAAAAACGAAGTATACTTATTTTCTTTATTTTCACCCTTATTGTTCTTAGTACAAACATCCACTAACCAAGATTCAGCCATTTTTCTATCCCAACCATTATCATCTCTAACTCCTTCAATCACCTCTGCAGCTGAATCTATTAAAACCAAATCAAAACCCATATCCAAAGCTTGTTCAATTACATCTTTAGTATTATAGTTTAAATAATCACTCATAAACAAGGTTTTCAATAATCCAAATTGAGGAAATCTTTCAGTATATTTAAACATTTGTTTTTTACCCATTTCACCTGAAATAAATAAACACTTTCTACCTCTAATTTGTACTGAAGCTAACAAATCTAACAAAACCGTTGTTTTACCTACACCCGGATCCCCTATACACATAATATTTGTAGCACATGGAATACCTTTTTCGTGTGAAATTAATTCATCTACCTTTAATCCTGATGACATTGTTTCCATCATTTTAGGATCAATATTCAATTTATTTAACTCTTCTACACCTGAAAAATCAATAATTGATGGTACTACTTGTAAGTTTAAATGTTTTGTTGATGGTCTACCTCTACCTCTTTTTTGTTCTGTTTGAAATTCTTGCATTTTGTTATTATTTTTTATTATGATTTAAATGTACGTTCTTATTTTCGCTCCTCAAAATTTTCTACTTCATACCAATCATTACTAGATCCAAAGAAAGGAATAAGACCATCCTCATCAACACCATAACACTTTTTTCCACCTACATGTTCAAAAAGCGGATCTCCTACTTCATCATGTTTTACAAATTTTAATAAGGTTGGGGTTCTGTGGGTTTCGAATACATCAGAATACACTTTATCTTTAATAAGATTTTTAGATGGTACTGGGGTTTCATTTATTTTTATCATAATGTAAATATACGTTTTTATTTTTGCTCCTCAAAATTTTTCATTTCATTGTGAACTGCTGCTATTATTTGATGATAACCTGCAAATACATCATCAATCAAATAAATTTCATGATGATAATCATCTATAAGATGATTTAGTTTATCTAAAAACGCTGCTAATTCTTGGGGGTGATTTTGTTCAAATTGTGTCATTATTATTTTTTATTATGTTTTAAATGTACGTAATTATTCTGTGGTAGCCAAATCTTTAGTTATATTATACATTATTTCATAGCTGATTTCCTCAATCTCTCCATCATCATCTTCCATACAGTCCTCAGCCCACTTTTCCCAAGCAGCCATTGTATCAAACGTACCATAAAATGTTTCATCACCTTGACACCATAAAATCTTACCTATTATTATTTGTTTCAACATGAGGTAAATGTACGAAAGGGGATTCGGTCTCCCAAATCCCCCTTTCATAGTACTATTTTTATTAGGCTGCTACTTGAGCATATTCTAAAGCCAACTCATATAACTTTTCATTAACAACCATATCTTGTTTAAAGTTCTTAATCTTCCTAGCCTTTCTTGTTTTGGTTCCATAATCATAACTAAACATACCATGTACCAATTTTTCCTGAATCACATTAAATACAGACCATAGATCAGATCCTTTATCTTCTACTCGAGTAGGTGTTAATAATTCATCTAAATCAATATCAATATTGGATAATTCCTCGTCAGAGAACCTAGCAGAGAGAGAACGTTCAGCGAATTCAAGTGCTTGGTCTTGGCCCAACTGAATCTGTTTAAACTTATTAAGAGCATCTACTGTTAATGGTAATGCCTCAACAATATTCTTAATTGTATCCTGTAGTTCCTCAAATGAATAACCATAGTGTCTAATCTTCATATCGGTAAATTCCTTAGCAGAAATAATTAATCCATTCTCACATACCAATCTGAATAAACCAGCTTTGAATATGAATGCATTTTTTCCGTCGTGTGAATTCGTTAATAGGATCTGTGGAAACACATCATCTTTATCTTCTGATGTAATGGTGATCTCGGGATTTCTGAATATTACCAAGTGCTTTTGATAACCAACCGTATCAGATTTCCTAGCCTTAACCTCCTTAACATCTACTACTCCCCACCCTAACAATTCCATATCAGAGATTACTTGGTCTGTGGAAATGTGTGCGTACTTTTCACTTGTGGTCGGTGAACCCTTATCAGTGTAGATTGACGGGGCTAAACCTTTAATTTCTTCTTTTGTAAGTACTTTTGTTGCTTGTAAATTTAACATATCTTTTTAATTATCTTTTTATTATGATGGGAATGTACGAATAATCTCCTGTGTAGCCAAATTTATTTCACAGGAAACTTATCAGAAATCCATAATAGAAACCCTATCAGAAACCCTTATCAGATCTTCCACATGTAAAATTCCCTTTGTATCGCAAGCAATGCGCTTTTTTGCGATTAATGGTATATACTTTTACCTATAGTGAAGGAACGGGGTGCGATGGGGATAGGGGTTACATCTCCCCACCTACCACGCCACCCGTTCGTTATTCTATTTGTCACATATCAGAAATCCTTATCAGATTCCTTATCCCCTTTCATATTAGTTGGTCACACGTTACCATTGTATAAACCGTATCAAATCCCTTATCACATTCCTTATCAATTCCCCTATCAAACGTTGTTATATACAATATAGTGGCGCTAAAGTATTAATCTTTGTAACGCTTAAGATCAAAATCATCATCAAGAAATGTAAATAATAATGTTATTAAATTAAATACAACAAAGAATATTCTTCCTAATGTATGCCATTTTGCAGGGTTGATTTCCATTGCTATGAATGCAAATCCTAAATACATTGATAGTATTATTGATACGATGATTGTTATTTCTTTTTTACTCATGATTTATTTATTGTATTTAAGTATTGTTCATATTTTTCTTCCATATCCATTACCTCAATCCATTTTGTATCTTGTTCTATTGGTTTTGGATTTATTATACTATTTTGTTTTGGTTTTTCTATAGTATATCTATTATGTATTTTTCTTTTATGTCTTAATCTATGTGCTCCCATTATTTTATTCTGAATTATATCTCCCCCATATACTTTTTACACTTATAACAAACACAAAAACCAAACTTGTGGACATATATTGGGTGATGTACTCCTTTACATTCAAATAACTTTAATGCTCTCTTCACTGCTCTTTTGAATGATATTATCTCCGTCTCCACATTTTTCCGTTTTGTTCGAGGAATTATTTCATTACTCATGATTCATTCTATATCAAATTGTTTTATAAATTGTTTGTCAGTGAACCATTGATCACAATTAATTCCATGTTCATTGGTTTGTGTTTGTGTGATTAATAAACTGTTTTTTGTTGTTTTGATAATTTTCTCCGTTAATCCTGTTTCCTTATCCGTTACTAATCTACCATGTAACATTTCTAATACTTGACTTATTTCATTCATTGTCTAATTGTTTTAATAGTTCATCTGCTGCTCTAATAGATTCTTTTACTATAACCTCCATGTTATAAGGTGCTGTTATTGTTCTATCATTCGATAATATTCCTTGTAAGGCTATCCCCGCATAGTATTCTCGTTTGGTTAGTCCCTTATCGTATCCTGCGTTTCCGTATTTATCAAATATTGGATATGCTGTATGTTCTGAATTTTTACTCATATTTTATTTCTGAATTGTATCTCCTTTATACTTGTTAAACCATTCTTTAAATGTTATTTCATTGAATTCCTCTCCATCACCTATTTTGTAATTTAAATATTCATCAAAATAACCGTTTCCATTGTCAGGGAAGAATAATTCATCAATCTGCTCCAATGTAAAACTCCTTGCTGCTTGCTCTTTTGCTGTTTTTAAAGCAATATCAAAAGCATAATCTATAGCTTGACCTCTTGATACAGTAGAACCTTTTACTAAATCCTTACCACCATCAATAATTTTATTTATAGTTAAGTGAATATTATTTCCGATTAATAAATTGTTACTCATATGTTTATTCTAATTGTATCTCCCCTATACTCTGCTACATGTTGTTCTAACCATTCTATTGATTGAATAGGTGCTTGACATCTTTTTGCATATCGCTTAGCTATGTTAATTACATCTTCCTTTCCAAACATTCTTGTAACTTCCCATTCTGCTCCTGCAGGGATAATTGGTTTGCAATCACATCTCCCCATTGTACATCTACTTGTGAAATTATATGGACAATCTAATGTTTGTTGTTTATTCTTGTCCATAATTAAATTCAAATCTTGCTTCATCATATCCAAAACCATATCCACTCTCAAAATCCTCTTCTTTCTGCATTGCTTCCATTTCTTTTGCTTGTGATGTGATTTCATCCCAACTTCTTGAATCACCATTTCCATTTTGTCTATTAACAAATTGTTGGATTAACCACTCCACTGCTGTTAGTTGTTTATTGCTCATAACTACGATTCTAATGCTACTATAAAATAAATAAAATAAAGTATTGTTGGTATCCATAATGGACTTGTAATCCACCACCATGACCAATCAATTACTCCTGTTAATTTGAGTATTGTATATACAATGAATAATATTGATTGAACATCTATATCAATCACACTACCCATTATTCTTTCTTTTATTGTTTTATTGCTCATTTTCTAGTAATTTTAATTCTCCTTTCAATTTTGCTATTTCATTATTTTTAGCTTCTAATTCATCCTCAAATAATATAGTATAATATGTTTTAAATACTTTACCTATTTCACCTGCACTTTCTGCTGATATTTTACCTGATCTATAGAATGTTTCTCCCCAACCATTTTGTTGTTTTATTGAGACATGAAATTCAACTAATGTCATAAGTAATATCTCTTTTGCTAATTCTGCTTTTGTTGTCATTATGTTGTTAATGTACGATTTTTATTTTACTCCTCAAAATCTATTTTACTAGTATTTCTTCATTTATAACATACTCTATTATTTCATTATATAAAGGATCAGCATAATGTAATTCATCTCCTGTAAATAAATAAGATACTACACTCATAGTTTCATCATCCCAATTTTTAAACTCAACTCTATAATCTACTCCTTTATACATTAGATCAACTTGTTGAATATCATATTCAGCTATACAATACACTTGAGTTTTATCTCCATCTAATTCTCTTTTTTCCTTAATTAATTGCTCTAAGGTATCTATATCTGATTTCATGGCTAACTGCCTTAACATTTGATCTTCCATTCCTAAATCTCTAATCAATTGCTCCATTGCTTCTCCATTAATGTCAATTATTTTTAGGATTTCAGTTGTGTTTTTTAAAATACTCATTTTTACTTATTTTTATTATGATGTAAATATACGTTTCCTATCTCGCTCCTCAAAACCTGTTTTTAATCAATTAAACCTAACATTCTTGCTCTTGTGTAACCAACTAATTTACCATTGTTAGGGTTAATATACTGACGCTTTGTTTTAGGCAAATCTTCTTGATTAATAACAACTTGCTTATTTTCAGGCATAGGTTCCTTATTGTAGATATCCATTTCTGTTTTAAATGGACCATTAGGATACTTATTTAAATTATAATGCCAACGATCAGTTGTACCATCAGCATTTTTAAAATCTTTAGTAAAGATATTTGCTTTAAACTGATCTACTTGTTGTTGATCTTTATCTACTGTTGGTCTACCTCTACCTCTTTTTACTTCTTGAATTTCTGTATTCATGTTATTTTTTATTATGTTGTGAATGTACGAAACTATTCTGCAACAGCCAAATCTTTCACTATTTCAATTAAATTATCTAAACATGCTGATTCTGATTCTTCTGTAGTTGAATATTCAGGTGAATTAAATAAGTGTTCTCCTTCTTTTGTTGAATATATTCTATAATCAAATAATCCATCACCCCAAGGAAGTGTGAAACCACTTAAATTATACTTCTCTCTGAAAAACCTAAACGCTTGCTGATATAATATTTTTCGTTTTTTAATTTCTTTGACATACGATTCGTTGGTTTCATTGCCACCCGAATCGACATAAAGTCTTCTCTCGTATTCTATTGTCTCAAAACTAATGTAGCATCCTAATTCTTTTAGAGCTAACTCCTGTTCGTATGTTACAAATTCTTTTTTCATACTGTGAATGTACAAAAAGAGGCTTGTATTACCAAGCCTCTAATTACTTATTTTAAAATTTTAATTAATCAGCTGTTACCATTTCAGGTTCAACTGCTACTACTTCAGCTTTAACCATTTTAGGGCGACCTCTTTTAATCTCTACACCTTGAGCTCTTAATGCTTCAAATCTAGCTAATTTAGCTTGGTTTTTAGATGTTTCTACAGGTTTTCTACCTCTTTTAATCTCTAAACCTTGAGCTTTTAACTCTGCAATTTTAGCTAATTTTTGCTGACGAACTGAATTAGTGTTTACTGGACGACCTAATTGTTTTACTTCTGTTGCTACTGCAACTGCTTCTGAATTTGTTGTTGTTTGTGACATAACCTTTATTATTTAATTTTTTATTTATTTTTTAATATGATGTGAATATACGTTCTTTTTTTCGCTCCTCAAAATACTATCACAGGCAAGTACTAATAGAGATGAATATTTGGATTTAAAAAGCCGAATTAATGATGAAGAGTTCAATGAAATCTTAGAAACAAAAATACGAGGGTTTGCTTTAGGTA